CCGGCTTTGTCGACGAGCTTTGGTTCTCTTGGCTCGAGGGTCCGAGCGGGAGTTGGAGCAAGCGGGTTAGCATCGGGTCCTGTTCCGCCATCTGATCCCCGCTCGGGTCCTGATACGCTAGCGCCTTGTCCCCCAGCCTCTGGGCCGCCGCGTACGACCTCGCCAGGTTCTTCGCCGCCTGTGCCGCCTGCGGGCTTAGGCTCGGGTCCGCCGCTAGCTGGGACCACTTCTGCTGGCTGGACTGCGCTTGCGCCACCTTGTCCTGCAGGCTCGGCTGCGGACTCGGCTCTTGCTGCTTCTGCGGCTGCGACTTTGGTTTCGATTTCATGCTGCACCTGTGGTGGTAGTTCGGCCTCGGCACGCGCCGCCTCTCCGAGAACGCGGTCCATCGCCGGTTCTGCTTCGGCAGGCTCGGTGTGCTGGGCGTCTACTTCGTGGATGTCGGCTAGAGTTGGTCCGGCTGCACGCTCTGGCGCGAGGACGGTACGCTTTGGTTCTTCGACCAACATGCGGTCGAATACGCTACGGATGTCTTCGTTGATCGGCTTGCCGAGGCCTTTGATGGTTTGATAAATCTGCAGCAGCCAATTTTTGAACTTGGCAAAGACGCTAGCTAGTTCTTCGGATGGCGCGGTGCCCTCGCGCAGGTACTGCTCGAAGCCGCGCGCGAATTTCTCGTGGTGGGCAGTCTTGAGGTTGCCGTCTGGTGAAGCTCCGACCCATTTCCTGACTGTGGCCGCATCAGCTTTCAGGTCCGCAGGCGCTGCTGGATGCTGTGCGTCGCGGAGTATCTCCTCTAGAAACTGGTGGCCCGTCTCGTGGATGAAGGTCGACGCGTTTGCATCCTTCATTAGCGTGATGATCGGCTTGCGGCCCTCGAGCAGGTTGATCTTGCCGCGCGCGCCCTGGAATAGCGGGAAGCCTTCGCCGGTTGCTGCGTCGCGCAGTTCATCGGTGATGTCGAATTTTTGGATGGGTGCCTGATCTGATTTTGCCGCGCCTTGGGCTGCTGGCTCGCGTCCTTCTTCTACCTTCGCCCCGAACTTCTTTCCGATCTTGTTGAGTGCCTGCGGTATCTTTTCGTCGTACAGCTTCTTGTGGAACTCGCCGCCGATTTTAAGATCGAGGCCGGATAGAGAATTGCCAAGACCGCGATCCATGCGCTCCTTGTTCTCATCCGAGAATAATTTATCAGCCGGTTCCTTGCCGATTATTTCCGAAATTCGTTCAGGTGTTTTCGGATATTCTTCGATCACCTTGCGATTGTTGTGATCGTAGGCCTCAAGCTTATAGCCGATCTTCTCCCCATTGAGTTGATGTGGCTCCAATGTGATTTTCTTGATCTGCTTGCTCAGATCGTAGCGGCCCGCGACCGTTTCGCCGCTATCGACAAGTACGCCGTCGTAGCCGTGCTCGGCGGCGTATCTCACCATTCGCTTGGTCGCCAATTCGTGCCATGATGTTTTGAACGGCGCATCAGGAACGCCGTGAACCTCTCGCGTATCAATATCTTCGAGGCGATTTATGATTTGCTGCTCGCGTGCAAGTTCCTGCGGCGTCATGCTATCTCGTGCGGTAGCAACGTCACGGTCGCCAATCATTTTTTGCCGCTCGGCGATTAGATCGGCCCGCTCTTTGGCAATGCGGCTTTCTATTGCCGCCCCTTTGTACCCCTGCGCCCTTCCCTTTTGGTGCCAGTCGGATTGCTCCTCGTGGATTTGCAGGTATTTTTTATCGCCTATCGTTCTATCGCTGTAGAGGATGTTGGCGACGGGATTGGGTTCTTCCCAATGGGGACTTACAAAATCGGCAGTATCTCCCTCTACTGCGCGCCGCCGCGCCTCGTATGGATCAGTGGTCGGGGTATCTTTTTTCGGCAGCGTCAGCACCATCTCCCTGTAGTTCTCTCCTTTGTTTTTGATGTAGGAGCCGAATTTGGTTTTTGGCTGTTCGCCGCCCATGCGCTCGATGGTTTCGTCGATCATCCTCTTGTGCAGATCATCCATCACTCGCTCTGTTCGAGTGAGGTCAAGATGAAGTGCCGGACGATCTTGGACTTCCCTTTTACCAGTCCACGTTTCTTCTATTTGCTGTCGGAGCGTTCGGGCCTTGCCAACGAGTTCATTCCAGGCAGGGAGATGTTCGCCGCTTGCTTGTTCATCTGGTTTTACATTGTCTCGGTCGAGACCGTGTTCAACTTCCTGCACCTGAATCTGATTGGCGCGAATGTAGTCCTGCACCTGCTGCTTGGTGACGGGACCCTTCTGCTCCTTGAGCCAGTCGGCGATGCCGAGCCATTCCATCTCCTCGGCTTTGACGCCGGTCGCATTGCGGATCGTGCCGAGCCATTGCTCGGGCGATCCCTTCTCCAGTTTGACGTTCTCGACGGCGCGATCGACGGCGGAATAAAACGGTGCTGCAGGATCGCGCTGCCAGAATTCTTTCTGATTGCGCGCGTCCTCGTCGAACATGCCGCCAGCAGGCTCAGCACCGCCCTGCAACGGACGGTTCGCCTCAAGCTGCGCACGCTGCGCGTCGGTGACGGGCTCGACGCCCGGTATCAGTCCTTGGGGTTTGCCTTCGGCACCAGGCTCTTGCGCTAGCTCGCGTGCTTGCGCAGTACCTTCGCCAGCAACAGGTGCTGCTGGGCCAGCGCCTTCCCGTTGGGCGACTTGCTCCGCTTGAGCTGCCGGGCCCGCGCCTCGTGCTGCTCCGGCGTCATCAGGAACGTCCCAGCCGGGGAGGCTTTCTGTCCTTGGTTCGATCTCGCCTGCGCGCGCGGCATTTTCGTCCTGCTCCATCACCGCCCGTTCCCATGCGACGATCGGGTCCGAGACGCCTTCCTTGTCCATGATTTCTATCACACGGTCGCGCAGCTTTCCAGTGACAGAGGCTGGCGGTATCGCGTCTTCGGTCAGTGCCTGATCGAGCGCGCGTTCGATGTGGTAGTGGCGCTCGGCTGGGTCCTCGGCTTCTGGTGCTGGCTCGTTCCCTGGTCGGTAGAGCCTATTGCCGCGGTTTTCCTCACCTAACGCCTCGAGGAGTTGGCTAATGCTGGTCTGCGATACGGTGCCTTCCACGGCGCCTTGATCGTGGAAATATCCAGCCTCGGTCGCGGCTTCGAGTGCGCGGTCTAGGCTCATTCCGCCCGGCCGAATCATCTGGCCGAAGCCAGGCACAAACTTATTCTTTTTGCCGAAAATGCTCCGCAAATCAGAGATGTTCCTCTCGTCCGGCGATATGCCGCCTCGATCGACGAGGAATTCCATCAGCGACCATGTGCTCGGGTCGCGTGCACGGGCGCCGCGGGCGGTCTTCGGTTTGACCTCCGTGGTGGTGATCTCGGATTCCGGGATGGGCTCCTCGGGTGCTTTGGGTGCCGCTCCTGGCTTGAATTCCTCGGCCAGTTTGTTTTCTGGCGCCGCCGGTGCTGGCGGGGCTCGTTTACCGCCAGGGCCACGGATTTCAGCGCTTTCCGTTCGATAGAGTTCCTCCGCGGTGCCGATTGCGCCTTTAAGGCGTGCTGCACGCGCTTCATACCGCGCCGCAACCAGCGTTCCGGCTGCCTGGGCCTCGTCGGCTGGTCTGCCGGCGGCCACCATCTGCCTGGCCACGTCCTGGGCGATAAAGGCCTTCTGGTCGGCGATCGGCTTGACCACGGGCCCGGCCGCCGCAGCGGGCGGTGCTTGGTCTGGGATCAGCGGGGGTGCTTGAGGCCCAGCGGCGGGTGCTGGTGCGGCCGGCGCGGCCTCGGCTGGCTCGACTGGCTCAGGGGGCACGGTACCCGCTCCAATGGCGTCCGCTGCCCTGCCGTATGCCGCTCTGACCTGGGGGGCTAGGTCGCGGAGCTCGTATTCGGTGTCCATGAGGTGCTTGCGCGCCATGGCGAGGTCTGGCGTCTCCTCGGCCTCGCCTGCCCCGTATTGTGCAGCGCGGTCAGCCAGCATCTGCCGCTGGCTCTCCACGTCCCTGATCTGGGCGCGCAGGCGCCTGGCATCCTTGCTGCCGGTGTATCCGCCTTGCGATGCAACATGCTCGTCGTGTTGGGACTGCAGGGCGGCGCGCTGCTGCTCGAGGTCCTGGAAGGCCTCCGGCGGCGGGGTGTTGAACTCGTCGATCCAGCGCCGGAATTCGTTCGCACGCGAGGTGAGTTCGTCGTAGCGCTCGAACGTCTCCGGTTCGATCCGGCGCGCGATGTCGTTCACATCGGGGACCTTCGGCTCTCCGATGACAGAATCCTCGGCGCGCGCGGTATCGTGTGCCGTGAGCGCCGCCTCCGGCGAGCGTTCTTCTCCGCCGAGGAATGTTGATTCCGTGATGCCTGGTCCGGCCACATTGACGTCGGCCGCCTGTGCCACCGTCGGCGGCTTCTGGCCGAGCAGCGTCTCGTTCCATTCCCTTTGCGTAATACCGGCTGGGCGGACCGCTGGTGCCAATGGTTCGGCCGCTGGCGCTTCTGTCGGCTCGGCTGCTGGCGGCGCTGCTGCGGTCGGTTCTGGCCGCCCAAGGATGCCGCGCGCGGGCTTGGCGCCGATCTCGGTCAGACTTTCCCCGAGTGTGGTCGGCTTGTTGAACACCAGGCCGAAGCCGGTGGCGATCGCTACCTTGGTCCAGTCCGGACTCTCGCCGGATCCTGCTTCATTCCCCAACTCCATGCCGCCCATCGCGGCGCCGCCGAACACCCTGGCGGTGACCGGATTGGCCATGATGCGCTGCATGGCGGTGGCATTTTCCGCAAGCTGTGGGCCCTTCATTCCCAGAGCGCCCGGTCGCATGGTCATGGCGTATGGCGTCAGTCCGCCGAGGAACGACGCAATTGGATGCTGGCCTTCGTCTAGCTTCTCCTGGCGATCATCCATGCCGATGGCTTCGCGCCACGAATCCGGCATCTTCGATAGGGCCCAATTCTGCACGCTGCTCAGTGCCGTGGACCCGAGGTAGGCGCCGGCTATGCCGCCGATCAGGCCGCCGACCGGAGCGGTTATCGGAGCAAGCGGTCCGCCAACCGCGGCCCCGACCGCCGCGCCGGCCTCCGCTCCGGCGCCTATGGCCGGGAACGAACCGATAGCGGGAACAGCACTGCGTTCTATGCCACGCCGAAAAGCGCCGAACGTGGACGAGTTATCGGCCAGTTTTGGCCCGACGTCGTCGAACGGATTGGCGCTCGGCGCGGCTTGCCCGCCTTGGCCACCGGGGTCAATTTGATCAAATGGATTCGCGGACGGCGGAGCCGACGAAGGATCGTTGTCCTGCTTGAGGGCAGGTTCGGCCATCTTAGTATTTCACCCCGAGCTTTTCGAATACTTCTCGCGCGTGCGCGGTGCCTGCCAATGATCCCACCAGAGCCGGCCCCTGATCTGCCGTCGGTGCCGCTCCCGCCGCCGCTGGCCGCAATTGATCCAGTATCTTCTGCCCGTCGTATCCGGCCCGGCCGAACTTCGATGCGTTGAACATCTTGACCGTCTCTGGCGTCGGGTTTTTGAGCAGCATACCCACCGCGGTGGCCCAGACGCCCTGCGGCACCGGGTCGCCAGCCTCGGTCTTTGGTCTGTCGGCAATCACGCCGCCCCATGCCTTGGCGTCGACGCCATCTGGCGATGGCGGGACCGGTGCGTTCTTGTCCTCCGGTACCGCCTCACCCATCGCGGCCATGCGGTCCATCTGCATCTTGGTCTTGTCGCGCATGCCGGTGAGCATCTCGTCGACGTGCTTCTGCGTCAGGAAATCCCACGGATTCTTTCCCGCCTTGGTCCATTGCTCGTAGCCGGCCTCGAACTTGGGAATGAACTGCGCGTTGAACAGCCGCTCTCCTTCCGGATCCCTGATTTTGATTGGACCGGTGTCCTGCTCAAACGATAGTTTGCCCTTGGCGTAGGTCATCAGGCCCAGCTTCGCTCGATTTGCGGCCTGGTCGTCTACGCTCTTGCGGTTCTGGGTCATCACGCCGTTGAGTTTCTCGACACCAGCCAGCGTCAGCTTTTGGTCCTGGTCGGCACCAGGGCCGGCGCGCTCGAGCAGCTGGTGCATCTCGCTGATACGGCCAGGGTCACTGGCATCGGCCAGGATCGCCTTGTAAGCCGGCCAGAACCCGGCACCGTAGGCTTGGGTCGCTTGCTGGGTATCGTCACCACCGTGCGCGATCGCAGCATCCCCGAGAGATCGTCTTGTCTCCCACGTTAGGTTTGGATCGTCGGCCACCTGTTGCGTGATACCGTTAAAGTCGCCCTTGAGCATTCGCTGGACATAACCGTTGGCTGCGTTGTCGCTCGCAATCTTTTGGGCTTTGATGTCGGATTCCTGGGCTATCTGCTGCGCTGCGATGGTTTGGTTGACGTACTGGAATGCATGGGCGCGAGCGGTTTCGGATAGATTGGGATCCGATGCGATGGTCTGATAGGCGCTTGCCTTGCGCGCGTGCGACAGGGCCCCGGGCGCACCGTTGAACTTGGCCGTCCACATTCCCGTGAATTCAGATGCCGGTCTGTTCGGATCACCACCGTTGACGGCTATGGCCCGATCCCCGACCACGTCGCCTGCTCGCACCGTCGGGTTGGCGAGCAGCTTCGCTGCGCCGGTCGCGCCTTGTTGGTGTGCAAGGTAGAGCTCGGCGTCGGTCGGGGGACGACCGAATGAAGTCGTGAGCTGTGCTTTGTTATTGGCCGCAAGTTGGGCGGCTCCGGTTGCGGACGATACGAAATCGTACGGATTCTTAACTCCGTACTCGGCGGCGGTTTTGTCCACGAACTGAAACGGGCCCTTCGCACCGGTCGAGCTGGTGCCATCGCCCTCGAGTTGGTGAGTGCGCAGCAGGTAGCTCCCAGATATCCCGTACGGCTCCCCCACGCTGCTGAGCACCGGCAGCATATTCGAGGTGGGGGGTACCTGCTGGTATGTCGACTTGATGGCGGCGGTGCCGGCCGCAATGCCGGTCTGCTGATCTGCTCGAGCACGGAATTGTCCGGACAGTGCATCGTAGAACGACTGCCCGGTTTTCTTATCGACGATGCTCAGCGTGTTTTTGTATTGGTCGGTCAGATCGAGGGCTCTTTGCGGATCCTTGACCGCGATGGCTTGCAGCCTCGCCGTGGTCGCCTCGGCCTTGGCTTCGTCTTCAACCTGCTTGAGTATGGTCGGGTCATTGCCGTACCTGATCTGCGCCTCTTGGACACGAAAGTTGATGAGGTCGCTGGTGTTGTGCTTGAACTGCTCTAAGTCGTCTGGCGTGCGTGCTATACTGCTGAGCGCGATGCTCGCGCCGGAACCGTTGACCCCACCAGCCCATACTTGCCATTGCGTATCGGCATGCTGGCCCATCTCGCGCTCGGCGATGCCATACATGCGCTGGGTCTGCTCGTCGTATAGGATCTGGTCTTTTGGGTTCAGGTTCTTTCTTCCGGCCATGCGCTGGTCTTCGAGCGCCTGTAGCGTCTCCTCTCGTTTGTCTGCTGCTGCTCGGCCTTCCAGTCCCATAAAACCACGGTCGGGCTGCGGCTTGCCGTCTGGACCCATGACCGGCTGGCCATCTGGGCCAACAGCAGGTTTGCTTGGGTCGCCGTAGAGAATTTTGTTGTTGCCTTCGACCCACTTGTTGACCTGGTCGTCGGTGTTCACCTTTCCTTGGAAGTCGGCGATGTTGAATAGATTATTGCTTGCGTCGGTTGCGCCGGCACCGGCCTTTTCTTCGCCCTGTGCAATCAGGCCACCGAATGATGCCGGCGTTGCATTGATTTCTTGGTAATCGGCTGGCGGCCTTGCGTCAGGCTCGACCTGCTGAACACCTGCGCTGTCTGGGACTTGAGCCACGCTATCTCCTAGCTTATCTGCGACCACTTGTAGCCGAGCGAGGATGCGCTGCTCAGGAATGAACCGCCTGCGCCGATATCAGCCCCGATCGGAGCCTGTTCGGCAGTCATCGTATCTAGCCCGGACTGTGCCGTGAAGCCGGTGGCTTGCGATCTATATCCGTAGGCCTGCAGCTGCGCATTGTTGAGCACCGTCTCGCTGTCGAGTTCTCCGGTTTCCCTGTTCCCGACCTGGACGTCTTCGGCGCTGCCGCTGTTTACGTCGATCCCGCTGGCTGCCTGTGCCCCCTTGATGCGGCCTATGTTGGAAGCGTTCTTCATGCTGTTGTCGGCCGCCTTGCGCTGACCAGCGGCGATTGAATAGTTGGCGTTCTGGTCAGCGATCGTCGCGTTGTTTTGTGCAACTTGAGCGGAGTAGTTGGCGGCATTTGCAGTTGCTTGCCCCGCCTCGATCGCGCCGACGGCGGACACGCCGGCGCCGAGCGCCCCGACGGCTAGCATAAGCGGTGCGAAAGCCATCTAGGCGGACTCCTGCGCTCGATATGCCATCGCCACAGCGAAACTGGCCCCGATCGGGATTCTCGCCTCGCTGTTGGTGTCGAACCTGCGGTTCAACTCGGCGCGCCCGAACCTTGATGCGGCCGGCCGCTGCATCTCGTCGTCGGCCGGCACAAATCCGAGAAAGATTGCGAACCGCTTGGCGGCAGTGTCGCCGTCGAGGATCGTGGTGTAGATGCGCCGCTTGACCGTCATAATCGCAGCCATTTGTCGACGCGATTCTTTGACCATCTCGATAGGATACTTCGTCGACGCGCTAGAAAACGCGAGCCAGATATATCCGATCGACGACAACCTGCTGCCGGTGACGCCGCCGAGCGCAGCTAGTTTCCCGTCTATCATCCACGCCCTTCGGAATGTCGAGTCGTCAAACCGTCCGCGCAGTTCCCTGTGTGAATCGATGCCGATCATTGCCACGGCCTTCTGGTGTTCGAGCCGCAGCATCCTGGTCATGGCCCCGCAATGCCACGGTTTTGCTTCGATGATTTCAAATCGCGTGGTCATGGTCACTGCTTAGCACGTTCCTGCCGCTGTGGCGCTTTGAGTTGTGGCGTGTCTCCTGGGAGGTCCTCCGAGACGAGGCTCAATATCTGCATCGGAAGCGGATAGTCCTGTTGGATGCAAACCTGGCCCGGCGTGGCAAATCCTCCGCCCAAAGGAATCCGAATATCGCCAGTCCTTAATGGCGTAGCCAGTGCATTGTACGGCTTGAGCGGGAAGTTCGGGCCGTCGTCTGGTACTGTGGTCAGGTTGCCCCACGCCACATCGACCTCAACCGGGCTCTGCGTCGACCCATCTGGCTGGTTGCTTCCGATCTTAAGGCCGCGAGAGCACTCGATCCTGGCGGTGACTGCGGCGACCTTTTTACGGGCTCCCTGCACCGTCGGTTCTCCGGCATCGAGATAGAGGCTCTGGAGTTGCGCTCTAAATCCTAGACCGATGGTCACGGCGCTGGCCGCGGTGCCAAGGTTGATCGTTCCATTTGCCGCGACCACCGTCGGCGGCACAACATTGCCGTCGGCTAGTCCCGTCACGGTGGATCCGGCGAGATAGTTCAGGCCGGTGATGGTGATGACCGGTGCTGTCATCGTCCAGAAGCCTGACGGCTGCTTCCGTGGGACGCCGCCTGAATTCGGGATCTTCTGGGCAATGGGCGAGAGGATGTTCGCGGTGACGTGCTGGTTGTCTGTGTATGCCGTGATGACGGCGATGCCGCCGCCGGCGCGGATGACCGATCCGATATTGCCGATAGCAAAGACAGCGGCGTCAGCGCTAAACGTCGCGCTGTTGTCGAGCGTGATCGTGGCGGATGCTCCTGATCCGGTATTGGATGGATCGTTGAATACCAGCATGGGGTTGAGATAGCCGGTGCCGGCCGGAGCAAAACTGATCGCGGTGATGACGCCGGCGACGATCGTTAGAACCGGCACCGCTCCTGCCCCTGGCCCTCCTGGCGATTCTGGCTGCATTGGTGCATCGACGACCGTCGCCGTGGTCCCGGCCGACCAATTAGCCCCGCCGACCAGGACAGTGACGCCAGAGCATGCCCCAAGGCCGTACGCGGAACTCATCGTCAGGTTCGCCGCTGGTTCCGGCTGCGGCAGCGACAGGCCGCAATCCACGCACCAGCTATCCTCGACCTGCCCCCATATCCGATTGTCCATGCGTTCGATCATGTAGGCGGTATTTGCGCCTGGGAATCGCTGGGTGGCGACGTAGAGCGCGTCGACCGGGGGTTCCGTCACTGAGCAGACGCTCTCGAAGAACCCGTTGGTGTCGCTGCGGCCCCAGCCAGCCACTTCCTGCGGCTTGAGGTACGTGAGCGACAGCAGCGTGCCGTCGTTTCGCACCGCCCACATGACCTTGTATGGCTCCTCGCACCACGCCCATTCCTTGAGGGTGAATCCCGTGAACAGGTGCGACGAGTTCAATGTGATGTCCGTGCCGGTATAGATGTTGGTGTAGAATTGGTATGCCAAATCTCGCACGATCGAGCCTTTGGCCTGCACGTACAGAATGTCGTAGTCGATCTTGATCGGCGGGATCGTGGCCGAGCATCCGTTATAGGCCTGCGGCTGCGCCTGCTGGGTCGCTGGCTCAAGCGGCTGGGGATTGAGTGAACTGCCGCCCGTCCCCGTCAATTGCCAAGCCGATAGGCCGGTGAGTACCACGAGGCCTCCTGGCATCGGGATCATGAACTGGATGCCATTGACCTGGACCGACCAAGGCGCACCGATGATGGCGTCGCTGCCGATTGTCGGGATCCTACTGTCGAAATTTGTAAATGCTCCAGGCTGCGAGAAAAAGTATGTGTCTGGCTGGTTGAGCGTGCTCGCGTATCCTCGCCGCTCTTGATAATACGCAACCGCTCCAGGATAGGTGCCTACTTCTGGCCCAATTGTCAGTGTCCCCACCGCGCTGTTGTTGAACGTGACCGTGTCCGTTGGGAGATAATTCTGCCCCTCGTCCAAGACGAGGACGGCTACCAGAACGCTGCTCACCACGACCGGGGCGAGCACAGCACCAGACCCTGTCGAACTCGTGATCGTCCAGGTGAAGGACGATCCTGATCCGCCATTGGTGACCGTCACCGCGGTGATCGGACCAGGTGCAAACGGATTTTGATGTGTGGGTGGCACCTGCGTAAAGTCCGCGACGATATTGGAATCGACGAACTGGGTTCCGAACGCCATCCCGGCATAGCCGAATTGGGAGCCTGTCGGCACGGCGCTGAGATATGCCGGCGTTGCCTTGTAGATGTTGTACTGGTTGACGCCAGGTGTCGGTGATATCGCCCAGGTGATCGTGATTGAGCCGGCTGTCGATGCAATATCGACCGCGCTTGGAATGTCCGCAATTAGAGACGCGATGCTCTCAGTGCCGTTGTTTGGATCGATAGCAGTCACGACATAATTGTAATCAACGCTGCCGCTGGCGCTGGCGGCTCCGGTGATGCTTGGTGGCGGCGCGACGCTCGGTGCCGCCACGACATCCGTGAATATCCAATTGTCGTCTGCTAGCCGCGAGAGGTCGAGCGCTGGGTACTCGGTTCTAGTCTGCTGGTTGACGCAACAGATCGACATGTCGTCAGCTGATTCCGTGAATTTTAGATAAGACAGGTCGGCTTCGGCATAGGACGTTGACAGCGTGTAGATGCGCGACGCGCTGCCGCCTGCCGTCCAAGCCCCGAATGCGGTGGAATTGATCGCGTTGCCATAGACGTCATTGATCTGGAATGTTGCCGGGCCCAGCGCCGAAATCACATAAGTCTGTCCGTTTATCTGCGTCATGCCTTCGACGTCTGCGATCTGGACCCAGTCTCCGTTGACGAGCGCGCCCGGTGTCGCCCACACGACATTGTAAGCTGCCCCCGCGCCAGCGCCAGTCGTGCTGCTCTGGTTGGCTGGATTGGATGGGACTGCCAAATAGCCGCCGACAACAGTGAACGTCATGGTATGCGGGCCGAAGATGCCGTTCTGGAACGTGGCGCCGGCTCCGATGCCCGTGGTTGAGGTTTGTGTAAAGGTACCCGGCCCGTTGCTGGTGAAGGATCCCGAGCTCGAAATAGCGAATGTGGTAATGGCCCCGCCTGATCCTATGGCCGTGACTGTGAGTACCGGAGGCGGCGCTGATATGCCCCCCTGGAGTGTGATCCTGTCGTTAATCGCGTAGCCAAGCCCGGCGGCGAGAAGCCCCAGATTTACTAGCGATGTAGTGACAATCTGGATCTGAGACGGCGAGACAGGAGTGCCTCCAGCCAGCGTGATAAAATCTCCGCGCGCGTAGGACGAGGTGACGGCGCCATTGTTTGAGGTCGCCGATACGCCTGTACTTAGCGCCTGGAATGATACGACGGCTGGATTTGCGTTGGTCACGCCGGTGATGGCGAACGGGCTCTCGGTGACGAATGCGCCGTTCAAGACCACTCGCATGTAGAGATTGCCGAATTCGAGTGCGAGGCCTTGGTTGATGTTGAACTGGAATGGAATCAGCCGCGGCGGGTATGCTCGTCCGGTCTGCTTGGAGAATCCGACGAAGGCGGTCCCTGCTCGGCTGTAGAACCCCCCGCGATAACTGACGAAGGCGTTTCTAAACGTCGACGCACCTAGATGGTTACGCGCAAGATCGAAGCGACCGAACAGCGCCGGGCTGACCTCGCCGATTGTGAAGGCAGATTGCTGAACGGGGACGGCCACGGTCTAACCTCTAATATGCCGAGCTGCCGTCTGCAAATCCGATGCTGTCCCAGCCATAGCCGAGAACGCCTGGCCCGGCACCGGCGCCATCTCCCCACGATCCGTATCCGCCGCCTACATTGCGGAACCTCATCCAGTCGACGGTGATATCTGCCGAACTCCAACCTTCATTTCCATCTGTGACGCGCGCCTGCTGGATCTTCATCTGCGCGATCTTGATCTGCTCGCTGCGCAGTTGCAGGCCGAATCTCTTGTCCCTGGAGAGAGGCAACGCGACTTCGCTTGCAAGGTAGGCGACGAATGCTCCCCTGAACAGCGCGTCCCACAGGCTCGGATAAAGCATGATCGCGCTATAAACCATTTGCGCGTTCGCTACGTTGGTCAGGACAACGGTCCGACCCTGCGGACTCAATCCCTGCACTTCCCAGGTGATCTGGCCTGCTTGTGGCGCGTAATTCGGATCCGTCGCTATCGTGAAGCGCGCCGGCGTGATGCGCTGCCCGGTGAGCGGCTGCTGCCCCATGCTGGCTACGATCGGCGCGCCGGCGTTGGCCGGGACGATATTACCGGTCGGCGTACCTGGGTTATTCGCGCCTTGGTTCCACGGGATGAAGCGCGCTTTCGCGCAGTCAGTAGGATACGCATATTCGTAAGTCCATGGGACCGGAACGAGCGTTCCGACATTTGGTGTCTGGCCTGTCGCATCGGCGAGCAGGGTGAGAGGTGCCGTCTTTCGACACCAATCCCAATGCGCCGCTCTGGTAAGCTGCCGCAAACATTGGCCGTACGCTCTTAATAAAACCTGTGCAGGGCGAGTACCCTCCTGCAAATCTCCGATTGCCGTTGGGTATCCAATGGCATCCAAAACTTGATTTGCTATATCAGTAGGGAGCGAACTCATTTTAGGTTCAGCCCTCCTGCATCTCTGCCGTGTTCATCGCTTGCGCTTCGTCGCTCGCTTCCATTTTGGCGATCTCTCCGCCGACTAGACCGGCTGCAAGACGGCGCCCGAGCGCAGCGCAGAATTCTTCCACGAAGTCGGCCTCCCAGGTCGTCGGGTCGGTCACCTGTCCGGTGTAGACTAGCACGGCGCTCGGCACGTTGCATGTGATGACCTTGGCCGGCGGGCTGAGCGAGTTGTCGTTCTCGATACCGAAGACGCACGGCTGTGGATCAAACTCCGGCACGAACAGCGGCACCGGTTTGACCGCTCTTACTTTGAGGCAATCGTTCGGCCATGCGTATTCGAACAGCCACGGCAGCGGCGGATAGGCGCTCGACCATGTGAGCGGCGGGATGTAACCGCCGGCTGGCGCCTGCTTGAGCAGCACCATGGAGATGTTGCGCTCGGCGAAGGTCCAGTCGTTCTGGCGCAGGATTTCGTCTCTGGTCTGCGCGTAGATATCGAGAGCGGTAATTGCCGCCTTCGATCCGTCGTATAGGCTCGCAACTCTAAGTTTGTATCCGATGCGGCGGAGAGCAACGTTAATTGCGTCTGCAGGCGATTGTACTGGGCTATTGCTTGCCATCAGCCTTGCCTCTGCTCAGCCAACGATTCGAAGGCGCTGCCGCTTTCTAGCATAAGCTGCGACGTCTCCGGCTTGCCGGCGATGGCGATCGCGAGTTCGCTCGCCAGCAGTCGGACCACGGCCTCGCGGAACAGCGCGTCCCACGTCGCTTCGCTCGGGCTGTTATTATAGATTGCCAGCGCATTGGCGAGGTTCGTGTGGACGACACGCGCCTGCGTGCCGCTGACGACAGCGTTGGCGATCTCCCAGTTGATTGGCAGAGGATTATTCGCGTCTGCCAGCACCGCCGGCGCCAACTGCCAGACCTGGATGCCGTTCGGCGGATAGCCGTATTCCTGCGTCCAAGGGAACGGAGCAACGTTGCCGGTCACCACGAGCGCGATCGTATTGCGGGAGAAATCCCACTCCCACTCGCGCATGACCGTCTGCACGCACGGGGTGTATATCCTGGCGAGAGCCTTGCCTGCTGTGGAATTGTCGAAGTTAGGCGCGTTGCCGACGACTAGGGGCTGATTGCCGCCCATCGCGGTGATTGCCTGATTTGCGACGTCGTTCGAGGTAACGCTCATTCATCGTCACCCCGTCATGCGCTGTTCTTGCGATCCGTTGTCGTTGGCCGGTTTGTCGAGCGCGCCCATGATTTCAAGCAATTCCAACACTGCACCGGTAGATGCGTTAGGATAACTAAGTGTGCCGGCGCTGATTTTTGCTTGAAAAGTATAAGTCGTAGAAGATGCTGATCCTGGGTTATCATAAATAACTATCATTGACGGCACGACAAGTATTGATGAAGAGCTCGCCGCACTAAATTGGACAGGGTTGCCTATTAATGTCGCCGTACGCAATACCTGTAAGAAGCCAGATCCCTGCGCGGTCGTACCGAGTGTTCCTTGCGCCGTCACTTTGATTAGATTTATAGTGGAGGTGGGGGTTATTGCCTGCGACTGCGCATTACTAAGTGTAGCAAAGGTGGCTGAGGTCGTGGTTCCTGCGGTGGTGGTTGAATTAACAACCGTCTGAATAATATCGCCAGGCTTTTTCACCCCAGGACCCATCAATTGCAGCGTCGTGCACGAGGATGCCCATGATCCGGCCGTCGCCAGTCCGGAAGCAAAGTCGCAATAGCCGATAATACGCAGCGAGTCATTGCTCACACCGGTCGTCGAATAGGGTGTACCTGCGGCGGTCGCAAAACCACTGATCGTTGTCGTCGTCGTGCGATTGGTTTCCCATGATGTGCATGGATAGATCTGCGCCGAAATACTGCACGTAGCGACGACGATTTCAGGAGATCCGCCGTTGTATTCAACGAAAATCCAGATGCGGAACGGAACGTTGCTCGACTGCGTGCCGAGCGTGGCCGCGCTTGGGATCACGATAGAAAGCGCCGACGTTACAGTGGCCCACACCGGGGTGCCGGTCGCGAGCGTAGTTGATCGGAATGGGATCGAGATCGGATTGGTGGCGCTCGGCGCCGAGCCGTTGGCACCGACCACGCTGATCGTCAGGGCCGACGCCGCTGCCGACGACGTCAGGCCGAGATTGACTGGCGCGACGAATCCGTATGGCGGCTGGCTGGTGGAGATCGAGAATGTGCTCGACCCGGTCAATCCCCATCCGGCGGTCTGGTTGGTCAGCGTCCCGCATTGCAATCCGGTGCCCGTGAGCCATTGCAGCGCGTTACCGGCGCCTGAGCATGACGGCACCGCGAGATCAGCTATTGCGGTCGAAGTTGCCGCACCCTTGAGCGTATTCGCGGAGCCGGCAACGGCGAGCTTGGCGTTGGTGACGACCCCGGCCTGGATGGTGCTGATCGTGGCCCCGGCCGAGGACGCGACGTCCCCGGTGTAAGCCGGCATGACGGTACCTGGCAGCGTCCCGCTGTTTACCTGACTGGCGACGATGCTCTTGTTGGTCAACGTCTGCGCGTCGGACGTGCCTACAATGTTGCCGGAGGCGGGGAATGTCTGCGCCACCGACCCGATCTGAAAAGTCCCGGTGAAGTTGTTGGTACCGGTCCATGTGTTGTTTCCACCGACCGTAACGAACGCACCGCAATCTTTGAGCAGTGTCCCAACTGTATTGTTCCAGCACGCCGCGTCGTTAACGACGCTGGTGCCTGGCCCCACGATGCCACCGATTGAGAACGGGAACGGGTAGGCCACGCCGTTGACGTTGAAGGCCAGCGGCAACGCCGACGCGGCTCCTCCCGAGCCGTACGCCAGCAGGCCACCGCCTTGGGCATTGGCGTCGAGGCAGAAGTAATGGTAGCCGGCCGAGTTTGTGGTCGGGTTGTCGTAGAGGCAGGCGTGTGCGCCGAGTGGCCCGGTGCCGGTCGCTGTTCTGTTGACCTGGAGCAGTTCGCTCAGGCCGAGACCCAACCCTCCGCCGCCAGCCGTCCCACTGTCCTGCACCACCGGCTGGCTGTTGCCCTGTCCGACATACATCGGAGCATGGCCGGGCGTCGTTGCTCCGCCCTGCAGGATCGCACCTTGCCCCCACGCGGATGATCCGACCGCGAGGAAGGCAAGGGCGAACAGTGTTCGTGCGAGCCGCATAGGCTGTCCCTCAACGACAGAGACTGGTTAGGTGCCTGCCGGATTCGCAGCCTGCACAGGATTCTCAACCGGCGCAGGCGGCGGCTGACGATTTGCAATGATCGCGTCGCGGTCTTGCGCATCGAACGGCACACCATCAGCAATTTCAGATGACGTGCGCCATTCGGCTTCCGGCGCCGCTTCGGCCATGAGACTGCGCGTGGTGGGGCCTGCGGTGCCAGCGTGCTGGGCCTTGTAGTCGGCCAG